GGTACAGAGTGGGCTGAAAGTGGCTCAAATCGGCTTGTATCGGTTTTGGGTAGGGACACAGACCCGCTTAAAGGCCATTGGGAGCCTAGAATCCACACGCCACTGAACAATTTGCCTTCAAAAGGGTGGGAATTGATTGAACTAGCTGAAAAAATCGGCATTGATCTGATGGATTGGCAAAAGTTTGCTTTAATCAACAGCCACAAAGTAAAGCCGGATGGCCGGTGGGCATCTCCAATCAACACCATAGTTGTGGCGAGACAAAACGGCAAAAGTTTTTTGATGCAGCTGAGAATCCTCGGAGGGCTTTTCCTATGGGGAGAATCCCTGCAAATTGGATCAGCACACCGGCTTTCAACCTCGCTTGAACAATTCCGCGACATGGTGGAAACAATTGAAGGCAGCGATTTCCTAGCATCACAGGTCAAGCGCATCCGTTGGACTCATGGCTCAGAGGAGATTGAGACGATACACGGCACACGATTCATTGTGAAGGCTGGCGGTTCAGCAGCTCGCGGTGTTTCAAAGCCTGAAACCATCCACCTTGATGAGCTGCGAGAGATGACAGACATGGAGAGCTTTGCCTCCCTGCGCTATACCTTGATGGCGGCTAAAAATCCCATGATCATGGCCTACACAAATGCCGGTGATGCAAGCTCCATTGTGCTTAACCAATTTAGAGCCCGCGCTCTTGCTGCAATCGGCGGGGCTGAGGATGACATTGGTTACTTTGAATGGTCAGCGCCCACTGATGATGTAACACTAGAAAACGCCGCGTGGAGCAATCCCGCTTTGGGTACCACCATCCACCCCGACAACATCAGGGCGGTGTTTAATGATCCTGCGGATGTTGTCCAAACTGAGGTTTTGTGCCGGTGGGTTCAGGCCATCAGCTCATGTGTAGATGCTCAAAAATGGGCGGCTTGCTCGGATGACAATTTTGATTTGGTTGAGGAAAAATCTACATGGCTGGGAATTGACCTCTCACCGGATCGTAAGTTTGCCGCGTTGGTGGGAGCCCAACAGCTTGATGAGGATGGCACATTTGGTGTGAAGCTCTTGCACACATGGGATAACCCTTTGCAGCTTGATGACAAAGCCATTGCCAATGATCTCGCTTTCTATGCTCGCAAATACTCAACCGATTATGTGCTGTATAGCCGGCGCACCGCTGGCGCTGTTGCGGCTCGCCTTGCGCCCGCTGGCATACCAACCTATGACATGGACAGTGTTTACCCACAGGCATGTGATGAAATGCTGGGCGCTATCAATTCAGGCCGCCTTCATTATCGGCCAAATCCTGAGCTTTCCACACAGATGCTCTCAGCTGTTCAGCTGCGCAGAGGTGATGGCGGTTGGGTCATTGGACGGCGGGCGAGCGGTTCAGTCGTGTGCGCCAGCGTTGCCACAGCTCTTGTTACTCACTTTGCGACACGCCCATCAACAGACCTTGACATTATGATCATGTAGTGTTCTAACCTGCCCTAAAATTGGGGCATGGCATTATTTAACCGCAAGGTAGAAGCCGCCGCACAGCCGGTGATTGATGTGGATGCATCTTTGCAGCCATATTATGCCGGACAAGCTCCGCTGTTTTATTTGTCTGACACAACAGCCTCACGCGCTGAGGCAATGAGTGTGCCAACAATCAACCGCGCTGTTTCCATCATTCAGACAATTGGCTCATTGCCAATGCATGTACGCAATGAAGGCACAGGCATGAAGGTTGAGCCACAGCCACGCGTTATCAATCAACCTGATCCACGCATTGCAGGTAGCGTGTTTTGGTCATGGATAGTTTCAGATCTCTTTTTTCATCCAACAGCTTATGCCTATGCAACCGATCGCTATGCGGACACAGGCCGCATCCGAGCAATGGAGCGCATTGCACCTGAGCGCGTAACAATTCAGACCAATGCACAGGGCACTGAAATCACCGCTTACATGATTGATGGCTCTTACATTGATGCAAACAATCTCGTTGTATTTGCAGGATGTTCTGAGGGCTTACTCTCTCGCGCTGGTCGTACCATCAAGGCAGCAGCGGCTCTTGAAGCTGCGGCACTAGATTTTGCACTCAATCCATCTCCACAGATGGTGCTCTCATCAAATGGCACATCATTGCCATCAGATCGTGTAGCAAAATTAAAGCAAGCCCTATTGTCTCGCACAAAAAAGGCTTTCCTATTCTTGAACGCTGATGTGAAGCTAGATGCATTTGGTTATGATCCAAAGAATCTCCAACTCAATGAGGCTCGCAATTATGTGGCGCTTGAATTGGCGCGAGCAACTGGCATTCCTGCCTATTTTGTAGATGCACAGCAGAGCACCTTCACCTATTCAAACGCTTTGGACAAGAGGCGTGACCTCATTGATTTTGCTTTCCGCAATTACCTTTCAATCATTGAACAGCGCATGAGCTTTGCTGATTTTGTACCGGCAGGCCAAACTGTGCGCTTTGATTTGGACGATTTCCTGCGCGGCTCACTAGCAGAGCGCATTGCAGCTTACAAAACACTTTACGAAATTGGCGCATTGTCAATTGAGGAAATCAGAGCCGAGGAGGATCTAATCTCATGAAAAAACTCATCACGCAAATGAAGGTGACAGCGGCTGATTCAGTTGAGCGCACAATCTCAGGCCGCATTGTCACATTTGATGAAACAGGCAACACATCAATTGGCAAAACACAATTTGCAAAAGGCTCAATTGAGCCAACACCTGTGCTTTTGAATCTTGAACATGACAGAGCTCGCCGCATTGGCAAAACTCTTGACATTTCAGCAAATGATTCAGGCATTGATGCAACTTTCAAGATCTCTCAGACAACAGCAGGCACTGATGCTCTCGTTGAAGCTGCGGATGGTTTGAGAGATGGTTTTTCCGTTGAGGTGTCAATCAATGAATATGAAACACTCAAAGACGGAACAGTCCGCATCCTTGCGGGCGAGCTCACAGGCGTTGCCTTGACATCAGAGCCGGCTATCCGTAGCGCTCGCGTGTCTGAGGTTGCAGCGAGTGAGGATGAGGATTCTGCATCAATTCCTGATGTAGAGGAAACAACAAACGAAGGAGACGAAGTGGATAACGCCGTCACAACCGCGCCGGAAGCCGTAGAGTCGGTCGAAGCCGCACAGTCAGTAACAGCAGCAGCAACAGCTGTTGGTGGATTCACAGCAAAGCCACGCATTGAGGTTACAGCTGCAAAGTATCTTGAAAACAAGATTCAGGCAGCTCTCGGTGATGAGGATGCAAAGCGTTATGTAATGGCTGCGGATAACACCACAGACAACAGCGCATTTAACCCAACACCACAGCTCACAACAGTAATCAACGGACTTTCAACAATGGTTCGCCCATCAATTGATGCGATCTCACGCGGCACATTGCCTGGTTCAGGTCTCACATTTGAAATCCCAAAGATTACAACAGCGCCAACAGCAGCAGCAGCTGATGAGGATGCAGCATTTTCTGAGACAGATCAGCAGAGCTCTTTCCTTTCAGTAACAGTTAAGAAGTTTACCTCACAGCAAAAGTTTTCTGTTGAATTGCTAACACGCTCAAATCCTGCATTTTATGATGAGCTTTACCGGAACATGGTTGCCGCAATGGCTAAGGCACAGAACGCTTATGTGTCAGCAGCTCTTGTTTCAGGTGCATCAGCAGATGGCACAACAACCACAACATATCCAACAGCAGCAGAGCTCTTGGGCTATGTCGCTCGCGGTGCAGCATCTATCTACAACGCAACCGCAGGCCTTCCAAACCCATTTGCTACAAAGCTCATTGGTGGCACAGGTCAGTGGGGCAACATCATGACACTCAACGATTCAGGCCGCCCAATCTACATGGCGCAGCAGCCACAGAACGCTGGCGGAGCGGTTGCTCCAACAAGCCTACGCGGCAATGTTGCAGGGCTTGATTTCTATGTTGATCCATCACTCAACTCAGGTGATGCTGACGGAACACTCATCATGGTGAACCCTGATGCATACACATGGTATGAGGATCCTGCACAATACACATTGCGTGCAGAATCAACAGCTGATGGTTCAGTTACTGTCGGCCTTTACTCATTTGGTGCATTGGCTACAAAGATTGCAGCCGGCGCATTTAAGAACAACAAGGCTTAATCGCCCACCAACTAATCATGGGCTAGTTCTCCCGATCTAGCCCAGCAGAACGAAAGGATGTCTCATGCCCAGCATTGTCACAGCAACCCAGCTCCGCACAGTGCTGGGCGTGAGCACATCTCTCTACAATGATGCCTACTTAAATGAAATTGTGAACACTAGCGAGGCCGTCATCCTGCCAATGCTAGTTGCCAACACATCAGCTGTGGATGCCTATTCATTGACAAACAATGTGGCTTATTTCTACACAGTCCGCCCACATCACTTTGTGGCAGGTCAATCCGTCATTGTCACCGGCCTGCCATCACCTTTCAGCGCTACTCACACAGTTGTAAGCGCTGGCCATTATTACTTTACAGCGGCGCTCACTCATGCAGATGTGACAAAGCGCGACATTGTGCCAAACGGCACAGCTACTCTTTCCGGCTATTCAGCAGCTGAGATTTATGCCGGCAATGATGCTATTGAATCAGCCATCTTGGCTGTTTCTGTTGAGGTTTTCCAATCTCGCATTGCTGCCGGCGGACAGATTGAGGGTGTGGATTTTGCATCCACGCCTTATCGCATGGGGCGCAGCCTCACCAATCGTGTCAGCACCTTGCTTTACCCTTACCTTGATGCTGAGGGTTTTGTTCAATGACAGCCTCAACCATTGCAGGCACACGATCAACATTGGCATCAGCTTTCAGCTCATTAGCTGCAACATCTTACAGTTCAGTGCCTGAGAGCCCAATCCCGCCTGCAATCGTGATTGTGCCATCCTCACCATATTTGGAGCCTAATCTCATTGGCTCAGTCACAAAAGTAAAAGTTAATTTTACAGTCACAGCCATTGTGCAATACAACAGTAACCCAGCGAGCTTGGACAATTTGGAGCAGCTGGTCATGGGGATTCTTGGGGCAATGCCTCAGGGGTACATAGTCGGAAGTGTAGAAAAGCCAACACCATTGGAGATTGGTGCATCAACTATGTTGTGCGCTGATGTCAATGTTTCGACCTACTACACACAAACAAACTAAGGAGCAAAAGTGCCAACGACAATCATCACTGGTCGCGATCTCACATTGACGATTGCGTCCACTAACTATGATGCCCAAGCGACATCAGCAACCCTTTCAAACTCACCAACAATTGAGACATATCAGACCCTAGACGGCAAGGCTTACAAGCACATTGACGATCAGTGGACATTTGATGTTTCAATGCTCGCAGACTGGGGAGCAAGCGGATCGCTTTGTGAAGCTCTTTGGTCATCATGTGAATCAGCACCAAACACAACTGTGGCTGTATCACTCACAGCTGCAACAGGCGCTGTCTTTGCCTTCAATGTGCTCCCTGTATTTCCATCAGTAGGCGGCACAGCACCGGATGCTCAAACAGTAGATCTCTCATTTACTGTTGTGGGTGTACCATCTGAAACATTCAGCTAAAAACAACTAATCGGGAGGAAATGAAATGAAGCTACCAATAACAATTGAATACAACTCAGGGGAGTCCGCTACATATACGGCGGCTCCACCTGAGTGGGTAAAATGGGAGAAGTCCACAGGAAACATCATCTCTCAGGCTCAGGAAAAGATTGGCCTATCCGATCTTACATTTCTTGCATATCACGCCATGAAGCGTGAGGCAGCAGGAAAGCCTGTAAAGCCTTTTGATGTGTGGATTGAAACTGTTGCCGGTGTTGAAGTCGGTGATGCAAACCCAAAAGCTACCCAGCCGGAAGCCTAAGCCGCATCCTGTGGGAGCTCTCAATTAAAACAGGGCTCCCACCGGATGTGTTTGAAACAGCTGAGGATGTCATCACAGTCCTAGAGATTTTGGAGAAGCAGAACAATGGAAAATGAGGCAGTCAGCTATGACAAAGCTGAGTTGCGCTCCATTGTCCGAGCTTTCAAGGCTATGGATGAGGAGGCCACAGATCAGGCTAAAAAAGTCTCATCCAACCTCGCTGATTTTGTTTCCGAAAAGGTAAAGAGTGCAGCGCGCTCAACCCGCGCAATTCCAAAGGTTGCAACCCGCATTGCGGATGGCTCAAAGGTTTCAAAGTCATCTAAAATTGGTGAGATTTCATACGGCTTTGCATCTCAAAAGTTTTCAGGTGGGGCAACCACCAAAGACCTTTGGGGAGGGGCTGAGTTTGGATCTAATAAGTTCAAGCAATTTCCTGTGTGGTCAGGTCGTGAAGGTCGTGGCTCTCGCGGTTGGTGGATTTATCCAACCTTGAGAAGTGTTCAGCCTGAAATCATTAAACAATGGGAATCAGGATTCTCCGAGATTGTAAAGAGGTATGACTAGATGGCCGGCAGCCGCACACTCAAACTTTCCATCCTTGGTGATGTAGATAATCTCAATAAGAGCCTCAAAAGCGCCGGTGATGATGTTGATTCATTTGGTGATCGTGTTGGTAAGGCAGGAAAGATTGCCGGCGCAGCTTTAGCAGCAGCCGCAGCCGCAGCAGCCGCCTATGCGGTCAAAATCGGCATTGATGGGGTCAAAGCGGCCATTGAGGATGAGAAGGCACAGACACAGCTGGCCTTGGCATTAAAGAACGCCACAGGGGCAACAGACGGCCAAATTAAGGCCACTGAGGATGCAATCCTCCAAATGTCTCTTGCAACAGGTGTAGCTGATGACGATTTGCGCCCAGCTTTGCAGCGCTTGGCAATTTCAACAGGTTCAGTAAGTAAAGCTCAGGATTTACTCACAACAGCTCTTGATGTCTCAGCTGCCACAGGCAAGCCTGTTGAAACAGTGGCAAATGCCCTAGCAAAGGCCTATGACGGCAACACAGCAGCTTTGGGTAAGTTAGGCATTGGACTTTCATCAGCAGAGCTTAAAACAATGAGCTTTGAGCAGGTGCAGGGCAGGCTCTCAGATCTCTTTGGTGGGGCAGCAGCTGCCAATGCAGATACATATTCAGGCCGGATTGCTCGGATGCAGGTTGCTTTCAATGAGGCTAAGGAAACGATTGGCTACGCTCTTTTGCCGATTCTTGATAAGGCAATGACATTCATCAATCAAATTGCAACGCCAGCAATTCAGGCGCTCAATGATGGATTTAGCGGCAAGGGCGGTTTGGCCTTTTACATCCAATATCTTTCAACAACAATTAAAAACATATTTACGCCGGTGTGGGATGGTCTCGTTAAGGCCTTCAATTACATTAAGGATGCCATTGGTGACAACATCACCACATTCAAACAATTTGGTATCTTAATTGCTGAATATGTTGCACCTGTTTTGGGCAAGGTTTTGGGTGACTCGCTCGCGGTAGTGGGCAAGATTGCTGGCGGTGTTATCAATGTGATTGCAGCTGTCATTAAGGTCATCATTGGCCTGATTGATGGTGCAATTGATGGCATCAATGCTCTCATCAAGGCATACAACGCAATTCCATTTTTGGGCAATATCGGTCTCATCTCAAAGCCTAATTTGTCAATGCCATCTACATCTGTGCCAACAGTTTCCACATCATCAAGCTCAACAGTCTCATCAATTCCAATGCCGGATTTGGGCGGTGGAGGATCATCAGGAACCTCAGGCGGTGGAGGGGGTGGCGTATCAAGCGCAGCTGCATCAGGCGCGGCAGCGGCGGCAGCATCATCAAATGTTGTTACAGGTTCATTCAATGCTGGCTCATTCCGCATGGCAGATGCGGCCTCAATGACAACAATTGCGCCTGTTATCAATATTGGCGTTGCCGGTGATCCTGAGGGCGTAGCTCGCACAGTTGTTGATGTTCTCAATCGCTCTTATGGTCGCGGGGCGCTAGGAGCTGAGGCTCTCTTACTATGACCCAATGGACACCTGACTGGTCATTAACCATCAATGGAACCGAGGAATATGCAAATATTACTTTGGCCAATTTGAGCATCACATCAGGCCGCACTGACATTTATTCACAGCCGGTTGCCGGTTATGCCACTATGGAAATCATCAACCTTGATTTGTCATCCGTTGTCATTGATGTCAATAATCAGGTATCAATCAAGGTTAAGGATTCAACCGGCGCTTATGTAAATATATTTGGCGGTTATGTCACTGATCGTGAGGTTTCAGTCATTTCATCAGGTACAGGCGGCATCAATGAGGTTTTACGCATTACAGCTCTTGGTGCTCTTTCAAAGCTGCCTAAAAGCCTCACTCAGGGTGTGCTGAGTAAGGATGAGGATGGAGATCAGATTTATAGCATTTTGGCTCCATTGCTTTTTGACCAATGGAATGAAGTGCCAGCAGCTTTAACATGGTCGGGATACAACCCAACTAAAACATGGGCAAATGCACAAAACTCAGGGCTTGGTGAGATTGATAGACCAGGCAATTATGAGCTCCATGCTAGATCAGCAGATGTCACTGATGTTTATTCATTGGTGTCTGCGCTCGCCACCTCCGGCCTTGGCTATCTTTATGAGGATGCTGAGGGGCGCATTGGTTATGCAGACAGCACACACCGCAGCTCTTATCTTGCAACCAATGGCTATGTAAATCTTTCAGGCAATAACGCATTAACACAGGGAATCCGCACCATCCGCCGGCTTGGTGACATCCGCAATAAGGTAACGATTCAATATAAAAACAACTCAGAGGCCACAGCTACTGATGCAGATTCAGTGGCACTTTATGGCCAGCAGGCTCAGGCAATTCAAACCTCAATTGAAAACACAGCTGATGCGGTATCTCAGGCCAATTTCTATTTGGCAATCAGAGCCTTCCCGCAGGATATTTTCCAAAGCATTACATTTCCTTTGGGCAATCCTGAAATTGATGACTCAGATCGTGATTCCTTGCTCAATGTATTCATGGGGCTACCTGTGGACATTCAGGATTTGCCATCTAACATGGTCAATGGCCGCTTTCAGGGATTCGTTGAAGGTTGGTCATTCCGCGCCAGCTACAACAATTTGAATCTCACACTCAATGTGTCTCCAACCGCTTTCAGCCTTCAATCAATGAAATGGGATAATGTAGCGGGAACAGAGACATGGAACACAATCAGCCCAACTTTGGATTGGAATAGTGCCACAATAGTGGCCTAAGAAAAGGAGCAAAATGAGCACAACCACAACCAACTTTGGATGGACAGTGCCATCTGACACCGATTTGGTGAAGGATGGTGCAGCTGCAATCCGCACAGCGCTGGGAGGCGTGGACACATCTTTTGTGGACTTAAAGGGTGGCACATCAGGCCAAATCCTTTCAAAAGCATCAGGCACAGATCTTGATTACACATGGATTGACCAAAATACAGGTGATATCACCGGCGTAACAGCGGGAACAGGTATCTCAGGCGGTGGCACATCAGGCACTGTTACTGTGACAAACTCAATGGCAACGGCCATTGATGCAAAGGGCGATTTAATTGCCGGCACAGGATCAGATGCATTTGCTCGCCTAGCGGTTGGCACAAATGGCTATGTTTTGACGGCTGACTCAGCTGAAACAACAGGCATGAAATGGGCAGCTGCCGCAGGCGGTGGCAAGGTTTTGCAGGTCGTTCAAGCTACTTATGCAACACCTGTAACAACAACATCAGGCAGCTATGTAACATCCGGCCTTACTGTGTCAATCACACCATCAGCATCAACAAGCAAAATCCTTGTCATGTATACCATGAACAACCAAACAAGCCGCTCAGGCACTTATTCTGATTATCAAATCGCTCTTTATCGCAACAGCACCAGCGTGATTGATTTTGGTAATACTAACTGGGGAGATGGCGGAGGCTTTGTTTATGCAATGAACTTTGATTCCGGCATGTATTTGGACTCACCATCAACTACATCATCAACATCCTATACAGTTTATGGCAAGCGTACTGTGGGAACATTGGTGATGAACAATGGCACATCATCAATCATTGCAATGGAAATCGGAGCATAATCATGGCCACAGCTGCACAGGTACTAAATCACCTCATTCCTTCCGGCGGATGGACAATTCAAGGCGAGGATTTTGATTCTATTGTTTATGATGAAGGTGTCGCGCCTATCACTAAAAAACAATTTAATGATGCTTTTGCTATTGTTGATTCTGCATTGGCAGCAGCAGAGGCCGCTAAAGAGGCAGCCCGCCAATCACGCCGCGCAAAGCTCTTGGCTCTTGGACTCACTGAGGATGAATTAGACGCATGAGCTACCCAATCGGATCAGCAGCTCACGCCATTGAAATTGCTAAAATGGAGATTGGCTACATAGAGACACCCGACAACATCACCAAATATGGTGAGGCAATGAAGGCACAGGGGCAACCTTGGTGCGGTTCATTTTGCAATTGGGTGCTTAAAGAGGCCGGTGTCAGGGTTCATTCAGTTGTGAGCACAGTCAAGGGCGCACAGGTGTTTCAGGATTCTGGCCGTTGGTCTCAGGAGCCTAAAATTGGTGATTTGGCTTTCATGGACTTTCCAAATGATTCTGTGGATCGCATTAGCCATGTCGGTTTGGT